CCCTTCGGGGCGCACTTTGGTGCGTATGGAAGAATGACCGCCTATTCAACCAATGTGCACAATAAGTACAAAGCGCCTCACGGAGATTCAAGAATAGACCCGAGGAGGCTCGAGAGTCTGGAGCGAGAAAATATGGTGCTTCGCGGTGAAGTAAGAAAGCATATGAATATCGCGCAGCGTGCCTATGACCAGAAGAGTAAGATTGCACAAATTCTATTTGATAACAAAGAATCAATACCAGAAGGTCTCTATGTCGAACTCATGAACAGTCTCGTTTGAAGCCCTTAGGGGTGCACTTCGGTGCGTGTGGAAGAATGACCGCCATGAGAACCCTTCTCGAGGAACACCTTCTAAAAGAAATCAGCGAGGTCGAGTGTGAAAACGAAAGATTGCGGGAAGAACATCGTCACCTTAAAAATGAAAACTGTTTTCTCAAAAATAAGGACTACCAAAACAGGGAGAGAATAACCGATTTCAAAAGAAAATGTAACGAAATCACCGGGGACTACTATAGAACTGTAAATAAGTTAGTTCATGAAAAAGCCATGTTAAGAAGTAAAATTCATGACATCCTCTTTTATAATCAAACTAGTATCTCTGATGGGTTATATCTGGAAATGATGAATCTATTAAAAGATTGAAACATGAAAAATATCTAACAAAACCAACTTCCTTTGGGATGCACTTCGGTGCGTGTGAAATATTACTAAAAAATACCTTTTTTAGTTTTTTTGATTAAAACTAAATAACAATGACACTGTATTCTACAAACACCATCAACAAATACCGCGCACCAGTAGGTGATTCAAGAACAGATGCTAATAAAATTGAAGGTTTAGAAAGAGAGATCTTTTTACTGAAATCACAGTTGAGAAGGGAAAAAAATATTTCTGCTCTAGCTAAGTCAAATATCTTTAACAATAAAAATAAGAATGATATCCCAGGTGGAATATATATTAAATCAATGAATAGCATTAAGTAAAAGTCCCTTGGGACGCACTTCGGTGCGTGTGAAAATAGAATATGGATAATTACGTAAGACCTGTAGTTATTCACCCACGTGGAGAACTTGCTTTAATTACTTCTGATATAAAAGACGATGTAAAAAATTCAGATAGGTGTTTCAAATACTGCCTATCTATTTTTGGATTTAACGTGTGTTTTTATAGAAATGATTATATACCATATTATCAAGAAGAAGATTTTGATTTAGTATCATTTTTTATGGTAATCGAGTAAAGTCCCTTGGGACGCACTTCGGTGCGTGATGACTTTTCGTCTAGATTTTTATGAAAATAAACTCATTCATTTCAATCAAGAACTTGATTACATTCTTTATAAAGATCATATCAGTGATTATGAATTGTGTAGTATAATACATATTAAATATAAGATAAAACATATTGAAAGAATTATAACTACTATTTTAAGTCATGTTTATTATATAAAATATATGGAAGAAATCAATTTAAATGTAGATTATGTAAAAAAATATTTCATTTAAAGTCGTGTTACATAAAAGAATTAGTATGTTTGCTCCTTTCGAATTTGATATTAAAATGTCGGATATTTCAGTGTGTGAGGATTCCGAAGAGTATGAAGTGTTAGATGTCTGGGCAGGTCCAAGATGGAATAGTGAACTTAGAAAAAATAATAACAGGGCAGTATGTGTAAAATGGTTTGATAAGTCTGTTTCTGTAGAGCCTGTATGTAATCTCATTGATAATTACTCGGAGACTATAACTGAAAAAATGATACCAGTTCTGAATACATGGATAAAACATTCTAATCCAAAAGTTAGATGTCTATTTTGTAAATGCCATGTTAAAACTGAAATACTTACATGTAATAATTGTTATGAGAAATGTAAATGGTTAAAACAGGTTGTAAATGTTAATTCTAATAAAATTTTACCAACGAAGCGTAAACATCAACAGATTTAAAAAAATAAAATATTCCACATTATAATGGAGGGAAAGAGATCACTAGAAAATCCAGAAATTTTGCCACCCAAATTGTGTAGACAGGACGGAATTGATTATCATGGGTATCGTGTCGAGTACGACAGGCTCGGGAGAAATATTACTGAACAGAAAGTCCGTCAAAATAAAGAACAATGGATTAAGGTTAAATATGCAAAAAAAAATATTAATTAAATATAAATGATATCTGATCCAGAACAAGCTCTTGCTTCGGCGGAAGTAAAAATGGGTGGTCTCAAGAAAAAGGTTAATGCTGCTTCTTGGAACGACGACTATGAAAATTTAATACGTGAATGGGGTGAAAAAGCTGCTGGTCTTCGTTTTATGCATGGTGCATCATCTAGTTATTGGCGTAGCATTTCTAACAATCTGACACTGTACAGTATTGTAGCGACAACAGTAGCTTCCGCTGCTTCACTTGTTGCTGGTAGTATAGACTCGGCTGATATTAAAGACGCGGTATTATTCTCGGCAGGTGGTGTTGGTCTATTAACTTCTTTTATTCAGAGTCTTAAAAAGTTTTATAATGCCGAGGAAAAGGCAGCAGAACATGGTGCTATTGCAAAACAATGGGGTACATACTACCGTGCCATTACACTTCAGCTTGGTATGTCACGTGAAGATCGTAGACCATCTGATGAACTATCCGAGTGGGCTCTTAAGGAATATGAACGTTTACAACAGGAGGCTTTACCTATAAGAGGTTCGGATATTGCTTCTTATAAGAAAAAGTTCTCTGGTACACAGCAAGCTTTACCCGATAACTGTAGAGATGACTTTTCTATTAAGGTTTACGGGCGCACAACTAGCACAATTGAAAAAATAAGTAGTTCTATTGATAACTAACTTAAAAAAAAAAATAATTAATAATAATTAAATGAGTGGTTCTTCTTTAAATATTATTAATTATAGTGGTGTTGGTACACAAGCTCAAAGAACTTACAACGGAGATACACCCATTGACTCGGTTGAGTCTTCTTTTATAACAAAAAAGGACTATACTAGGAAGTATATTTTTGGGTCCGGATTAAATGAAATACACTCTTCTTCTGGTTCTTCTAAGTTTGGGACTACACAGACGTTCAAAATACCAGATTTAGTTGATTCAGTGGGAGATATATATTTAAATGTAAGAATACTATATAAAAAAAAATCCGAATCTGATGTGCGTCAACTTCCTAGATTCTCAATTTCTTTACTAATTAAAAAAATTACCGTAGAAATAAATGGTAGTATATTTCAAGAATTAACTGGTACAGACATAGTATCCTACAATTATACAACCATGAATGTGAATGACTTTTCTCATTTTTTTGCCTTAAACCAAGGTTATTACATGACGGAGTATGGTTATACAGATTTTTCAAAAAAAGCGCAACAGGATCCTATAGACGCTTCTTCTATTATAAAATTACCAATTTTTTGCGGAGGTAACGTAGACAATTCTTTTTTAAAATTGCAGAATTTCAATAATAATTTTATCATTAAGATAGAATATGTGGATAGTAAAATAGACGCGGTTGGTACCTTTGGTGATACAGATATTGCCGACCGCGTAGAAACCATTTACGATTTTACTAATTCTCTATTTGTTAGAACGTATACTATTTCAAATCTGGAAAGAAATTTGATCGTAAGTAATCCCGTGTCTAAAATACACTTATTTAATCAAGGAGTTACCGAGACATTTTCAAAACAAGAGGCAGGTGAATCTAGTTTTTTCACGTTTGACTTGTCATTTACTACTTTATTGGCGTCTCATATAACAATAATAGGTAGATATCTTACTAATGTTTTTGATGCGGTTTTGTCATCCGCAGAATTATTACTCGATGGACAAAGTTATTGCGGTAAAGTACCGGGAAATTTATTACTTGTAGCATCTGATAAACAACAGGATGGTGTGGTACACGAGGCACAAACAGGACCGAGATTGTTTAACTGTTATATTTTACAGGTAGCGAGTAAATTTTTCTCGGAAGATGGTATCCCATTTAATAGATATAACAAAATTCAATTAAAATTAGAATTTAGAGAAAAAAGTCTGCGAGGCGATGTATATAAAAAACCCACACAAATTTCAGTAACAGTTTTTGGTACTAAAGCTTTGGTTTATACAGATGGTGTGTCATCGGCTCCTTTTTAATTTGCTAAAAAAAAGACATATTAACAATAACAGTCAATGCAAATTGAAGATATGGATATCGATACTATCTGCGACAGACTCGAAGCTGTTAAGACTTGCGAGTATATCAACCTTAGAATAGTTTCAGACTTAAATGTATTAATTCATGAAATATCAAAGAGTCAAACATTCAAGATTAATATTTATGACATGTGTGTTCAATGTGGTAATAATTTAGTTTATGATCAAGAATATCAAATTTCGGAAGAGGACATCGCTTGGCTTAAAACAGAAGGTAAAAAACATTTCTTTGAAAAATTACACACGTTTCTACCAATTGATAACTCAGAAAAATACAATGATGTAAATGTTATATACTCGCAACTTCTGAATCTTTTTTCTTTACAAGTTTACTAACTTAAAAATTTAAAATATACAAAATTATATGAGTATTAATCTTATCATTGGATGCATGTTTTCTGGTAAAACATCTGAATTAATAAAAATAGCAAAAATGAATAAACTACTTTCTAAAAAAGTTATTATTATTAATTTTGATGATGACACTAGATACACTGATAATGACAAGATTTGTACTCATGATCTTGTTACCTTAGATTGTATACCTTGTGGTATGAATATTTTTCATGTAAGTAGTACTCAAGACTATCATGATGCGGACGTTATCTGTATCAATGAAGGACAATTTTTTAATAATTTAGTTTCATTTTGTCTTCAAGCGTGTTCAGAAGGAAAACATATACATGTATGCGGTCTAGACGGTGATTATCTTAAGAGACCATTTGGTGAGATATTGAAACTTATCCCACATTGTGAGTCTTTAGTTAAATTAACAGCGTTGTGTCTTAACTGCAATGATGGAACAAAGGCGTGTTTTACAAAAAGAACGTGTAATTCTAATTTAACAATTGTAATAGGTTCTATTGAAAGTTACGTCCCAGTCTGTCGTAAATGTTATTTAAAGAATTAAAATATTAAATAACATTAAAATGGATGAGTATTATAAATATCAAGAAATTATGGATAAAGTTCAAATTATTGAAAAAAAAATTGACTTAATTATTTTACACCTAAATGGTCTTAATAAAGATACAAAAAAAATGTCAGACCACATAGATTTCATAGATAAAACGTATGATAAGATGAGTGCTCCTTTGATGTGGGTGTGTGATAAAGTAAATAATATCAGAGGAGTAAAAAATGGTCCCGAGAATCATGCAATCACAGACACATATACAAGACAAAGAAGTACTATCGATGATCAAGATTAAATTACCTTAAAGAATTAAAAGATATTTAATTATTAGTATAAAATGAATAAATATTTATTTTATACTATTAAAGCTTTGGATAAAAATCTTAACTCTGACGTAATTCAAGTTATATGGAAAAATATTAAAAAAGATACTGCCTTATTTATTCAAGAATCTATTCTCAAAAGATACTTACATAAAATAGCTAAAAACTGTATGATTTTTCTACATTTATGTAATATTGCACAGGGATATGATCCTATAAGTTTAAATATCGAAAGATTTATTTTCCACGCGAAAAATAATGTCTGTTATTCATATATTCAAGATCCGGCTCTTTGGCTAAGGTATATCATATTATTAAAGAATTTTAATAATATTCGTCCTTTATATACCACAATATTAAACGATATATATATGAAAATAATTTTAATCTCTTAAAACAATAATAATTTTTTAACAGTAACATGTAGATTGTTTATATTAGAGTTAGTTAAATTTTTTACTTGGAGTATTCCGGTATCCGTCGCGAATGATGCTTTAAATATATTTGAATTATTAATTTCGTGCTCTATAGAAAATATATCGTCATTTTTTATTTTACTGTGTGTATATTTACCTAGATAACCATTACCTTCTGAATCTTCGATCAAACAGGTAAGTGAAGAAACAGTTCCAGATGATAAAGCGTCTATAGATTTAATATCTTTTGTATTAATCCCGTCTGCAACAATAGAAAATGTATCATCATCTTCTACTTTAATAAGAGACTTTTCAGTTTTAGTTTTCGTAAATTGATTTTTTAAGATGTCAGTATTTGTCTTATTCAATCTTTTAATCTGTTCCAAAAGCATAGCGTGTCTTCTATTTTCGTGCTTCTCTATACTTTGTATTTTATGATTAACTAAGTCTGTGTATTCTTCATCCCCCAACGTTTTTATACTATCATTCAGATAATCATTTAAATTATATTCTACATCCTTGTCAATATTTTCATCTTTTATTAAATTTTCATTGTTAGTAATATATTTCAATATAAATATAAATATAAATACATATATTAACAATTTAATGGTAATATCCATTTTACTTTGTATTAATATATAAAAATTAATTTTTTAAATGAAGAATATTATAATAAAAAAAAATATTAGAATATAATTAAATGGATAGTGAACTATTAATAGGAACCGTAATATTAGCAATAATTGTTTATTTATACCTTACAAAAAATTCATCGAATAAAGAACTTAATAGTGAAGATGAAATTAGTGATCTTAAATCTAAGCTAAATTCTGCGAACTCTAGAATTTCTAATTTAGAAAAAATGATAAAAATTGAAACGACAAACACCGCCCGTGACAGAAAACACGTGCATGATACATTGGCTTTACAGTCTGAACAAAGACGCTTCGATAATATACAGTTATCGGGTATAATTGACAGACACTCTAATCTATCTGGGACGACACCACATCCACACTAATTTATTTTAAAAAATAATTTAAATGTATTTATAAATTGTGAAATGCTACTAAATTATTTAAAATACTCTCTTAGAAACCATGACGGTTCACACGATATACAACACTCTTATAGAGTACTATTAAATCTATCTAAATATTACGATATAGACAAATACAATTCAGTCGCGTGTCTTTTTCACGACTCATGTGACCCTAAATATGTTAATAAATATGAAAAACTTAATGAATTAAAAGAAGTACTGGTTACAACTTCTCATTATAAAATAGATGAAATAGATGACATAACGGCTGCAATAGAAAATATATCATATAAAAAATTATTAAAAGACGGAGAACCTACTTTTTTAAATGAGAGAAGTTTTAGAATATGGAGACAAGTATCTGATGCAGACATGTTAGATGCTATAGGTAAAAATGGACTTATAAGATGCTTATTATACGAAGGTTATACTGGAAATTTAGATCTAGATGCTGCTTTAGATTATATAACAATAAAATTGAGAAATATAGATTATTATATAAGCATTAGAGATGAAAACATTACCAAACTTAAAAATGAAATGATATTTTATGCTCAGAATATAAGAACTCGTAAAGAATTAAGGACGATAGCAACCTCTATAATGTTAGAGGGGAACAAAAGAAAACCTTTTGATGAAATAATAATTAATAGTGATATTTTCTTTTAAAAAAAATAATTTGTAATTACTAAATGACACAGGCTTCATTGAGACAGGAAATAAATAATTATCTCGACACGGACCCATTTATTAAAAAATTAATGGTGTCTGGAGAAATAGACAGTAACACTGGACAATATAAAAACACAAGAAATGGGGCTTTAAGATGGGTAGACATTCCAACCAATCGTGATAAAACTAGTTCTATAACCAACACTAGCATGCAGTTTTTAGCAGTGAAAACTTACGACGGTAGGGAATCTTTTATTATATATAATGCTTTAAATGTTGATAACCGAGATTCCCAATCTGCTACTGTACATTTTAATAATAAGGGTCATCTCAAAGTAAATAATAGAGCAATGAAAAATGATACAATGCCTTTTTCTAATAAGGCCCAAGAATTTTCCGCACCAAATAATATTAAAAATCTTTCAACACGGGGTAATGGAAGAGCAAACTTTTATTTCTATTCTCATGAAACAGTATTCAGTAGAAATTTAAAGTGGATTCTTTATAGAATACCAGGTAAGAAATACAATGATTCTAGTGTTAGTTCTATAGAGACTAATACAGGAGATATGGAACCCCCATTCCCCGTTTACGTTCTTCTTTATAACACGATTCAAAGACCAAATTTCAGAGATCTTTATGTAAAGATGTCTAATAATGAAGGCTTCAATGCTTTACCAAGCAATATGGTTTATACCTCAGATGGTAAACAATTTACATATGATATTCTTATCTCAAAATATTGTAACGGTTTTGTTGTTAAGAAAGGACGTCGCCTAGGGAAAAAAGTAGAACATTATGCAGACCCATCATGTACAGTGGCTTTGACAGAACAATTCGCAATTTTCTCTAATAACATAATTGGGTTAAATATTACGTACCCCTTTGCTTTAAATCATTATTATTCGGGTGGGGTATCTGATTATAATACGATGGTAAATAGATTTTCAACTTATCAAAAAGACAATGTTTATTGCCATGGCAGAGTAAATTCACACACGGCATTATCTTACTTAGAGACTAACAACCTGGTTAACCTTCCCCAAACAGTAAGAAAAACCGAATCTTTTATGAATGCACTCGTAAATAAACAGAGAATGGGTTTCTTACAGGGTAGCAGTACCGTATTAGATAATAGTTTAGATTCTATTATACAAACTAGTATGGCTTGTGTTTCTAGAGATGTTGTAAATTTAACATGCCTCACTACTGTAACTGCTGGCGGTGATGTAAATCTTCAAAGTGCTGATACTGGAAATGAGTGCAGTGTTAACCAAAATTCGGGCGCCGGTGACGAAACCACTTCAATATCAGATAATGTTCCTGCTAATGACCCCGACGATGACCCCGATAATGACCCCGATAATGACCCCGATAATGACCCCGACGATGACCCCGATAATGACCCCGATAATGACCCCGACGATGACCCCGACGATGACCCCGACTCTGACCCCGACTCTGAAGACGACGATGACCCCGACTCTGACCCCGACGAAGAATCAGGTACCGATAAAGAAGATTACACTAAGATTATTATTATTACTGTACTAGCGGTATTACTAGTCATAATAGCCTTATATTTTATTTTAAAATATTATATGAAATAAAAAAAATATTATGTAATAATAAATGTCATCTAATACAGATCTTTCTGAACGCTGTGGTGATTATGATAGTTCCGCGCAAAAACAACGGGATCAAATATCTAAAATTGCAGACAGTTTAGGAATGACGCAGGAATGTAAAAGACTATTAGATAATGCTAATAGTGACAACCACTTTGAAATGCATGCAAACTTTGAAGCAGATGCGTTATTCATGAGTACTAATGGAGGTATGGGCCTGTCAAATTCAAACTCAGATACGGCAAGTTCATTAAACGAGTCCGGATGTGGTACTGCAATGGCGGATATAAAAAGGGTAATGGATGCAAAGTATAAGATAGCGTGTGATTTAAATACTACATCTGTTTCAACTTCACAGCAAGTGAATGCTAATGCTAGTATAAATATAACAGCCATACAGAAGACGCCACCGCGAGAGCCGCCGAGCATCATCGGCCCTCCACCAGTGCGCCCAAGCTCAATGGAACTTCAGTTCCTGCGCGAATCTTTTAGTGCATCAGAAGTCAATAGAATCTACCAAAAAGCCCTCGACGCCTTTGAAATTGAAACAAATAGCTACAACGATCGACTGGCTTTATATGCTCCTCCGTCAATCAGGGCTGCCAACGCTGTTATTAGAAATAGAGTAGGGGTAAATCTTAAAACATTAACGAAGTTAAGCGAGAGTGTTAAATCTAAACTTAAAGAAAGTTCTAAACAAATCGCCGGTACTGTGGCGATGAATTCAATAGAACAGAAAGCTGGCGTGGGATCGTCCAATAGCAAATTAAACCAGATGGTATCAAGTCTTATAGAAAGTAAGGACACGGAAATACTTGCAAATATCAATACAATACAGGATTCTATGGACATTAGCGTTAATGCAAGTGGTAATATAGAAATTTTTTCAGATGCCGGTTTAATAGATTTAACGGGTACTGAAGTAACAAATGACATGTCTATTGAACTTTTAACTGAACGAATATCTAAAGCATCCTACGATATGGGTAAAACAATTGCATCAGAAGTAATTAGGTCGGCTACTTCGGACAATACACTTTCTCAAGAACTGGCGGGATTCGAAGATATTATTGCGGAAGTACAGGCGGGTCTAGCAGCAAGGCTCGCTGCACTCTCTGATTCGCAAAATGAATATGGAGGAGACGATTGGATGAAATATATAGTTATCATCCTTTTATTAGGAGGTGGAGGAGCAATCGGTGGAACTGGGAAAATGACACCAATTAAGATAATAATATTATTGTGTTTATTGTACCTCATTCTTGCTTGGTTTTTAGGATGGTTTCCTTTCAATTTTTTCGGCTTCTTGGCTTTTCGCACCGAAGGATTAAAATACGGATATAAAAATAAACGCAAAAAAATGGGGAAAAATCAATCGAGTATTACTTTATCACCAAGAGTAGAATATTTAAAAAGAAAAACACCTTATAGAAAACTTTCTTCTTTAAATGGAACATGGGGAGGTAGTACACGTATCTAGATATTAAAGAACTTTAAAATAAATTATCAATAAATATATTTTAAGAAATAATATATTTAATGGTAAGTAAGTAATGAAAATCATCACCCGTTCAGGTAAAGAAGAAGAAGTTAAATTTGACCTTATAACACAAAAAATTGCGGATCTTTCACAGGAACATGATTCGTGGGGGAGAAAACTAAATATTGACGCAGTTTTAATTGCACAGAATATATGCGGGGTAATCCATGATAAAATTACTACTACAGAATTGGATAATTTTTCTGCTAATTTATCAGCAACTCTTTTTAAAGAAGATCCTGATTATCTAATACTAGCTGGACGAATAGCAATTAATAATCATCATAAAAATACATCTTCAGATTTCCTAGAAGTTATGACAGAACTGAATATTTCTGGTATTATTTCAGATTCTTTCTTGGAATCTTGTCGTAAAAATACAGAAGTTATAAATTCTATTATTAATTACGATAAAGATTATCTTCTATCTTTTTTCGGTTTTAAGACTCTAGAAAAGTCATATCTTCTAAAAAATAAAGAAAGACCCCAACATCTTTTCATGCGAGTAGCACTGGCGATGTATCCATCTGATACAAACATGTTGCAGAATGTTTATTATTCACTTTCAGAAAAATATTACACCCATGCTACGCCTACTTTATTTAATGCGGGTACAAATTACCAACAATTGAGTTCTTGTTTTCTAATGGGAACAGAAGATTCCGTAGAAGGTCTCTATAAAACGGCTTCTGATATGGCTAGTATTTCTAAATGGGCCGGTGGTATAGGTGTTCATATTTCAAATGTTAGAGCAAATAACTCCTATATAAACAAGACTGGTGGTGTAAGTAACGGTATTATGCCTTTATTGAAGGTATATAATGATATATCTAGACATATCAATCAGAGTGGTAAGAGAAATGGTTCTTTCGCTGTTTATATTGAACCGTGGCATGCCGACATATTTGAATTTCTAGATTCTAAAAAAAACAATGGAGCCGAAGAAATGAGAGCAAGAGATCTTTTTTACGGACTTTGGATACCCGATATTTTCATGAGGAGAGTCGAGAAAGATGAAATGTGGTCTCTAATGTGTCCAAATGAATGTAAGGGTCTTACTGATGTTTACTCTGAAGAATTTGAAAAACTGTATTTAGTATATGAAGAAAAAAAGATGTTTAGAAGACAAATTTCGGCTAAACTTCTTTGGGCAAAAATAATTAATAGTCAAATTGAAACAGGTTCTCCTTATATTCTTTATAAGGACGCTGTAAATAAAAAGTCTAATCAACAACATTACGGTATGATTAAGAGTAGCAATTTATGTACAGAGATCGTTGAATACTCAGACTCTAATGAGACTGCTGTGTGTAATCTAGCTAGTCTTTGTTTGCCTCGTTTTATTACAAACGGTGCATTTAACTTTGAAGTTCTTGGAGAAAAGACGCAAGAACTTGTCAGCAATCTTAATAGAATTATAGACATTAACGATTACCCAACAAAGGAATCTCTTTATTCTAATATGAAACATAGACCCATTGGAATTGGAGTACAGGGTTTGGCAGATGTATTCATGATTCTTAAAATGCCTTATGAATCTGAAGAAGCTAGAGCTCTAAATAAAAATATATTTGAATGTATTTATTATAATGCTCTAAGACGCTCGTGTTTTCTTAGTATGTTAGATGAACCTTACGAAACTTTTAATGGTTCACCTCTAAGTAAAGGTATCCTTCAATATGACATGTGGAATGTTACACCTACATTTTACGAAAATGAAAAATGGCAAGATCTTAAAAAGCAAATTAAAGAATACGGGACAAGAAATAGTCTACTTGTTGCACCAATGCCAACTGCGTCAACTGCGCAGATTATGGGAAACAACGAGTCTTTCGAGCCTTACACTAGTAATCTTTATACACGAGCTGTTCTTTCTGGTAATTATGTAATTGTAAATAATCATCTAATTCAGGAACTCAGAGATAGAAATCTATTCAATAAACAAATTATAGAGCAAATCATGTTAAATAAGGGTTCTATTCAACGCATGGATCTACCAGATGACTTAAAAAATATTTATAAAACATCATGGGAACTTTCTCAAAAGTCCCTGTTAAATATGGCTATAGACAGGGGGGCTTTTATCTGCCAAAGTCAAAGTTTGAATCTATTTGTAAATCCGCCTCAACCTAAGATTATTCATTCTATTCATTTTTACGGCTGGAAAAATGGTCTTAAAACGGGTTCTTATTACATAAGAACGAAGTCCATTCTTGAAACACAGAATTACTCTACGGATACTAAAAAAGACGATTCTAAAGAGTGCTTAATGTGTAGCGCATAATCAACATGACAATAAGAAAAAGTATTATTATATATTCTATTTTTTTAGAACATTTGCATATAATATAATTTAGATTTACTGTAAAATCAGTAAGAAAGTCATTAAATGATGGAGAAACCTTATCTAATTTTATATTTACCTGATCATGAAAATTATAAGACCACTCGATTAAAGAATTGCGATCTATAAGAATCGCGTCCCAATTGACCAGATTCATTTTAGTTCTAGAAGAAACACTACAAGCATCACACGGTAAAATTTTTGCAAAACTGATATAGAACTGTTTATATACTTCTTTATCTTCGTTGGATGGGTTATCAGGGTAACCAAAAGCTGTTAAATGAAATACCTTCCAATAATAAGGCCCCCATAGTAATGGGTTTATCCCATTTTTAGGAGAAAGTTGACTATCCATATAATTATTAATTAATAAAATAATATAAAAGTTTATTCTATTAATTAGTAATGACACACAAATTAAATGAAGCTTGGTGTCTATATCTTCATTATAAAGACCTAGGTGGATGTTATAATGAGAACTTGGAAAAATTAATGGATATAAAAGATATTGAGACTTTTTGGAGAACTTATAATAATATACCAAAGACTTATGAGATATTTTCAGATGGTATAAATACAAAAAAGATGAAAAGAAATAATGCCATACCATGTGCATATTCTTTCTTTAGAAAAAATATAGAACCTTGTTGGGAAGATCCTAAAAATAATGAAGGATTTGAATTTTCTGTCAGAAGTAATAAAAATTTAATTAAATTTGAAAACGAATGGATATATAATCTTGTATCTCTTATATCCGATAACAGTAAAGCATGTTCTCACGTAAATGGTATAAGAATTGTAGACTGTACTAAAATGGATAGTGTGATGTATAGAATGGAAGTTTGGATAGACAATGAAGAAAATAAACAAAATGTAGAAAAATTTTTAAAAAATAATTTCAAATTATATGGTAAAATCATGTATCGTTCTCATAAAAATATTAAAGAAACTGCTTAAAGATTGAGTTCATTTATTAATATGATGAGTGAAGAAGACGTTAGCCGCCTTGAGAAAAAGATTGACGAACTAAATTCTAAGATGGTTCCTCTACTAGATCTTCTACAATCTTTAATACAAGTTAACATTCCTAACAATTCTGAACCAATTGTTAAAAAAGACCTTTGCTATAAAGTAGATTCGGAAAAAAATCTTATTCTAATTTATGGCAGTAAAACTTACGATTCAAAAGAAAAACTTAAGTCTAATTTTTTAGATGCTATTTGGCAGAAGTCATTGAGTTCTTGGACGATTCCGTTTTCTTCAGAAAACGAAGAAAAACTAAAAAATATTTTTGAAGAAATTTTTAAGGATCAATAGTAAATACAGACATGTTATTTTTACCAGACCCAACTTCCGAGCCTAATACACGTCTAATACGAGAATCTTGAAAAACAAAATAAAAAGCAGCCTTCTTTTTAATACTTAATTGTTTACAAATGTTATTAATAGAAAGCTTCTTTCCCAAATTATTATTAAGATAAGCGAAAACAGGATTCATTTATATATTAATTTTTTATTTCTTTAAATAAAATTTATTTCATGCCACACGATGTACATGAACCAAATTTACATTTTCCAAATAATCCGCGCCGAGGAAATGGGTCTTGTGGAAATTCCGCCACTGGCTTATTTCCGGTATAAACTGGTACCCCTCTTGCGATAAGAGGTTGTACTAGAAATTCATCAGGTCTCATCAATCTACATCTACCAGTAGATTCGTTACGAATCCACCCTGGTTGACAGATCTTTCTTGCTCTTCCATTTCTTGGATTAATTTCGTAACCAGGTTCGAGAACACGGTTTTTCCTACATCTACCTGTTATATCACTTCTAGTATAATTAGGTTTACACTTCTTCACCATTCTTCTAGTAAGTGGATTCATTTCATATTCACCTTCTAATATAGTCATGTTTTTACACCTATTACTCGTATGATCTCTCATTTGGTAAAAGCCGCATTGTTTTATACACCGTCTTTGACCTTTACCACCAGTCCATTTAGGATTTAGTTCATGACCGGGCATACACGCCTTGTCTCCAAATCTATTTACTTTCTTCCACGCCTGTTTTAGAGTGATTCCTTCAGACCACTTAATTTTCATAGCTTTTTTAGCCAGATTTTGTGTGCGGCCTTGTTTTGACGACGACGCCTTTTTAGAACTTTTTTTACCAGATACTCTCGCCCACGCTTCTTTTAATGTTATACCTTCTTTCCATTTAAGCTTCATAGCTTTTTTGGCCATTTTTTGCGCAGGTGTTTTCTTTTTACCGAATTCCATTTTATTTATTAATAATTAAATATTTTTTTTCTGCGTTAATAATAATAATAATGGATTTTGGTAAGAAGAATAGACGCAGAGGACCATGTGGTCCAGGAATGGTACTTTCTAAAAACTCAAGAGGTAGACTTTGTGTTAAGGCAAAGCCAAAGAAAGAAACAAGAATGGAATTAGTCGAACAGGCTCGGCGATTAGGGTTATCTATTACTAAGAAAAAGAATGGTCTTACAGTTCCAGCAGATAAGACTACTCTTAAGAGAAGAATAACTAGTGCTATAAGACGGTCCAACCTCAACCTGTTTGGTCGCGCGTACAAGTATAAAAAGGGTCTGACAAACAAGCGATTATCGCCTTGTCCTCCTGGTCTAAAGAGATCTAAATATCAGAAAGGTAGATTGTGTGTAAAAGATTTACCTAAAGTAACAACTCTCGAATTACGGGCACAGGCGCGTAGATTGGGTCTTTCTGTACATAAGAAGAAGAAGGATGGTTCGCCATCTAAAACATTTGCTAATAAGAGAACTCTAAAGCTAAGAATTACTAATTATCTTAGAAATTAAGATAAAATATTAAATAAAAAAAATATAAAGATATAAGTAATACAATAATAAATGGAACCTCTATTAGATAAAGTAAATAATCGTTTCGTTCTTTTACCAATTGTATGGGAAGATGTTTGGAAATCATATAAAAGACATCAACAAGCGTTTTGGACATCTGAAGAAATAGACTTTGCAGCTGATCTACCAGATTGGAATAACTTAACTGATGATGAAAAATTCTTCATTTCTCATATTCTTTCTTTTTTTGCAGGTTCAGATGGTATTGTTTTTGAAAATATTAATATTAATTTTATTGAAGAAGTGCAAATACCAGAAGTAAGAGCCTACTATGGCTGGCAAAGTGCCATGGAAACTATACATTCCGAAACTTATGCTAATATGATAGATACGTTTATACAAGACTCAGATGAAAAATTAAAATTACTTAACGGTATTAAAGAGTTAGAAGGGGTTAAGAAGAAAGCTGATTGGGCTTGTAAGTGGTTAGATAGTAGTTTGCCTTTTGCAAAGCGCCTACTTGCTTTTACTATAGTTGAAGGTATATTCTTTGCTGGATCGTTTTGTGCCATTTTTTGGCTTAAGTATGTAAAGGGTTTAATGACTAAAGCACTTGGAAAAAGTAATGAATTGATTGCTAGAGATGAATCTTTGCATACAGACTTTGGGGTTCTTTTGTATTCATATATACAAAATAAATTATCTACAGAGGAAGTTTCAGAAATGTTTAATACCGCCGTAAACATAGAAAAAGAGTTTATATGTGAATCATTCAAGTGTAATCTAATAGGAATTAACGCAGAAAAAATGAAAATCTATATCGAGTTTCAGGCCGATAGACTCCTACAAAAATTAAATTATGATAAAATTTACAATGTTAAGTGTCCTTTTACATTTATGGATACTATCTCATTAGACGGTAAGAGTAATTTCTTTGAACAAAGAGTTACAGATTATAATAGACCTGAGCAAATAGTAGACAAGCAGTTGCTAGAATTAGATGATTTTTAAATATTATACAATTAGCTGCTTAAATATATTTAAAGAAATGTTAAATTTTAAATAAATGGAAGAAGATAAGGATTTAGAAACTACATTTGATACGCAAAAAAAGTCTCCACTAATTTTAACAAGCGAAGAAGCTAAACTTATTATTTCTATGATAGAGGTTGTAAATAAAAGAAACGGATTTACACCTAAGGATTTCACGGCTGTTGGGAAAATTTATGATAAAATAAGTTCAATTTTTGAATGAGATATTATATTAAATTAAAATCTAATATATTATTAATGAGTGGTACGACAAAAAATATTGTCAATGTGCAAAATAATAAATTAGATTTTTATTTAAATGATGATAACCGATTTGATATAAGCCTAAGAGGAGATGTTAAATTTACAGTATCAGAAGATACGAATGTTTTAAGTGCAGGTGCTCAGATAAGAGCAGTTGGACATGGTATCTCTTCTATTCAAGACGAAACGGCAAATTTTGTAGGTAGGATATCCAATATTGATAATCATTCAATTAGTAATTTATCTGATGTTAATATTGGGAGTATTGCCGATGGTAATCTTCTACAGTGGGTGGATTCACTACCAGGATTTCAAGCGATAGATGTTAATGCGGTAGGGGCGACATCACTTCTATTTGCTGTTGGCGGAACTAATAAAACTCTTGATATAGTAACTGAAAGAATTAAGTTTTCAGGAACTGATGATAAAATATCAGTTACATATTTACCGGATTCTACGAATATAGTATTTTCTTTACCATCTACAGTTAATTTAGGGTCCGGATCAAATTTCGAGGCAGGAATTGGTAAA